CGGATGATGATCCCAATGTAATTTTCGGGGGGGGGGTGGAAACGTGTTAAAGGAAAAATACTGCAATGCTCTGATGATAAGCATCCAGCAGGTACAGATATAGAGGCGGGTTTGCCCAATATTACTGGCTCATTCTCAAGGCAGGTAAACAATAGCTATAGAGGTGATGATGGCGCATTTTATATAATGGAATCCGGAGAACAGTCATCTGGGCAATATAGTGGTACAGGTTACCCATCAGGGGTAGGGTTTAACGCTTCCCGTTCCAACCCCATATACGGTAAAAGTGATACCGTCCAACCACCAACTCATGTAGTGAATGCATGGATTAGGATATCATGACAGATAAAACGCTCGCAGAACTGCTCGAGATGCATGAGAAGACCATCGCGCTCAAGATGCATCCCGTAGGATGCTACTACACAAGCGACAAGCCCACAGACCCCGGTAAGCTTTTTGGCGGCACGTGGGAACCCATACAGGATACTTTCTTGTGGTGTGCTGGCCCCAAGCATGCGGCGGGGACAAGCGGCGGTGAAGAGACGCATACGCTGATTATTGACGAGATGCCGGCGCATTCACATCAGTATAATAGACTGCCTCAAGCTTTCGCTAATACGGACTATTCCGGTAATATTCAGGCTAACTTTAATTCTTCAGTAAGATTGAGTTCAAATACGGAATATGTGCAGACTTGGAATACGGGTGGCAGTAAGCCGCACAACAACATGCCGCCTTTCAGGTCAGTGTATTGCTGGCACAGAATTGCATAACAATATATAATGGATACAAGTATAGCCACAAAGTTATTGCATTGGAGAAGATACAATGGCCGCTGATTTTGCAAGACCGAATATCGGGAATAAAATCAAGGAAGACGTCCCGGGGATGGCAGACATCCTTCAGGCGCTGGCTACAGGCGCCCTGTCCGGCACGGTGAACACCCCCACTGGGACGCTCAACTACTATGTAGACGGGAACAACACCCTTAAGATCCAGCGCCTTGACGCCTCCGGTGCATGGGTGGACATCTCACAGCTAAAAAATGACGCCGACACTCTGGATGGCTGGCACGCCGCCACGAGCACCACCAAAAACACAATCCCCGTCCGTGACAGCAACGGGAACCTCCCCGGATCTATCACCGGCAACGCGCCGACGGCCACCAAGGCCACGGAACTCACGGAGATAAACCCCGTAGCGATGGGTGGAACGGGAGCGTCCACGGCGGCTGACGCGAGAACAAATCTCGGCGTGCCCCCTATCAGTCACGCTTCCGTGGCGACGACATACGGCGTCTCCACTGATAAGGCCTATGGCCACGCGAAGGCTACGGGCACGACGCCAAAAAAAGACAGTCTGGCAGGAACAGTGGGGAACGAGACGTCCACCTTCGCCCGAGGGGATCATCAGCATCCCCGTGCAGTCTTCTTCGGGACCTGCACGACGGCGCTGGATACGCCCGCCAAGGTGGTGTCCATCCCCGACTTCCTTCCGGCAGAAGGGGCCTTCGTCCTCATCAGGTACATCCCCGAGGCCACCCGCACGGTGACGACAAAAGCGGAAGACGGCACAGAGACGACTTCCACTCTGACGCTTAAGGCGACATCAGACCCGCTCACGCTCTCTGTGAATGCCGGGGCAGCGCTCCCCATCCGGACATCCGGAGGGCAGGTCATCGGCACGGAGCTTATTTCGGGGGGTACGTACCTGCTGGTCTACACAGGAGAAGCGTACCTCTACGCCGGAGGCACAAAACTCGCGAATGAGCCGGCAGGGGCAGTGCTCTCTGATGTCACGAAGGGCACCGCTCCGGATACGCTGCGGGCGCCATCCATCGCCGTGTACGACAAGACCGGAGCGGAGATCGGCACTCTGACGCTCAGGGTCGGCACAGATAACTCCACATCCCTGTCCCTCAACGTCCACCCCGGCACCGAGGCCGGAGCCCCCACACAGACTGGCACGATCGAGGTCGGCTATGACGCATCAGGTGTCGTGTACACGTCAGCCCCGACCCCTGCCGCACAGGATAAATCGACGAAGATCGCCACCACCGAGTATGTCAATGACAATGCCTGCACGCTGTACGGCGACCAGACTGTAGCCGGGGCAAAGACCTTCACTTCCCCGCTGACCTGCAGTGAGCTCATCTCAGGCAAAAGGCTAACCCTCAATAACGGCACGAATACAAATCTCGATTTCGTGGCGAACAACGTCTCGGGGGGCGACGGCGGCGCCTTTATAGCCGGGAGCTCCATGGAACAGGGGAAATGGAAACAGATCGCCCTCATCGATGACGCAAATACCATCGCCGATAACAAGGCCGCGGCGTGGTCGCGGGACAGACAGATGGCGCCGGACGGGACTAAGTGGGGCTTCTCCGCTGATACCACGTATACAGCGCCGAATAACGGATTTATCAGGATCGAAGATATCAACAGGCATAATGCCGTACATACCTTCGTGTTAAACATTAATGGCGGCGTAGCGATGCGCGTTACAGCGTCAGGGTATGGATCTGGCGGCCAGCATGGCGGGATCGACGTGTGCTACCCCATACGTAGCGGATGGACGTACAGCGTATGGCGCGAAGCCGGTGACAGCTGGCCTAACTACATGGAGTTCATCAGATGCTACTTCTAGTTGCCGGCTGTCCGGCCATCGGGAAAAGCCGCTACGCACGCATACTCCTTTCTGGGATCAGGGTTATCGAGTTCGACGAGTGGGTATGCATGTGGTACGGCGTTCCATTCGTTGATGCTATGGACAGGTATTCATATGAATACCCTAAAAGTCAGCATGAATATTTCAATGAAATTGGCATTCAATATCTACAAAATAGAGATATTGTTGTATGTGATACATTCACATACAGGAAAGACAGATTAGATTTTTTGGAATATATGAATGAAAGGTTCAATATCCAAACGTATGAAACATCAATTAAATATCTTGTTGCGTCCTATCAATTAATTAAAAAGCGCAATCAGGAACGTAAAACTGTCCTTCCAGAGAATATTATTCTCACAATGTACTACAATCAGCAGTATCCCGTCGCTGAAGAAGGCTTCGGTAAAGTGGAGATAGTATCAAATGAGTATCAATAGCATTCAGGATATGGAATCCGCGGCGGAGTCTTATCCGGCCGCGATGTTCAGCCATGACACTGTCTACCTCAAGATTATGAATGACGGAACCGTCCGGGCTCTCGCTGATAAAGCCACGGTGAATGCCCCTATGGAGTACGGTGGGGGCGGCGGATCATACGATATGGAGATCAGCACCGAGACTTGGGTGGAGAATGAATGCATCGCCCGCGTCCGTGACGGCAGGATCTTCCTCGGCAAGACTCAGGACGAGAAGCAGGCCGAGTGGGAAGCGGCCATCAGGGCAGAGCGGGATCGCCGTCTCCGCCTGTGCGACAAGATGTCCCCCATGCGCTGGAACGTCCTGACAGATGAAGAGCGCGCTACGTGGGCGGCGTACCGTCAGGCGCTCCTCGACATCCCGGAGCAGGAGGGGTTCCCGTGGGGCGGGGTGGTGGAAGATGCCCCGTGGCCGGAGATCCCGTAGAGGCCAAAAAAAGCCCGGTCGGTTATCCGATCGGGCTACTTATCCTACTTCGCGGCGTCTGCCAGTATCTCCCTGATCATATCAGGGAACGCCTTGTTCTCTGCCTCGGCCTTGCGCTTCAGGCCGTCAACTACGACGACCGGTACCTGCACCACCACCCTCTTGCAGGGCGGGAGACGCTTTTTGGGGCCGGTCCCCTGTCGAGGGCCGCCCCACGCCGGATTATGCGCGGGCATAGAAGATCTCCTCGGCGTAGCGGTCGACAATCTCATCGGCCCCAGACTCATCCTCGCCCAGAGCATCGAGGGCTTCAAAAGCCTCCCCGAACAGCTCTGACTGGTGGATATACTCATCGGGGACTTCTCTGTCTCCGTGGTAGGCTTCCCAGATCTCCTGAGAGATCTGGGCGCATTCTTCCTCCTTCCAGTCGCGGAATGCCTGCCGGATAGCGTCGGCATTCTCCTCCACGTAACGGCGGGCGAGACTCTCCGGAGTGTCCCCCTCCTTGGCCGTAAGGGGCTCACTCTCCCAGAACCACGGCATGCACCATGGCGAGCCTGAGTCCAGATCAGAGCTCTGGATATACTCTTCCGGCGCCGCCTCAGCGAAGGCGTCGGTGAAGCTGGTGACGTCCTCGTCCGTGTAGAGGACGTCAAAGAACCTGGCGAATGGCATGGGATCCGCGCCTTCGCGAATCTTTCTCAGTACGCTTCGTACTGTGCCTTCCTGCGCGGTGGCGCACTCCTCGAGGGTCTCGGGCATGGTGAACACCTTCTCGGCGGATGCTAACTTGAGCTCTTCGGCGATCTTCTTGGATCTGGTCATGGTTTTTCTCCTTGTCTTTTCTGTTCTCTTTTGGTATATGGATACCAATTTCTACTAATGTAGATCAATTAATTCTCATGAATCAGAGAATTTCCCCCGGAGAGCCTGATTACTCTCCGGGGTTTTTTGTTTTTATCTGCTGGCCTTACGCATGGCCACGAGGGTGGTGACCTCCGCGACACACTGGACCACGAGTTCGGACACGATGCTGTTCTTTACCTCGTCATCGACGATGCGTTCCTGTGCCTCGGCAATGTCGGACGCGGCCCTGCGCAGGGCGCCCTCCTCGGGCTTCAGGAACTCGGGGAGAGCGAGCCCGTCCAGCAGGTAGCCGCGGACGGCCGCCTCCGTGCGGGCCGCAAGGCCTTCCTCATCAGGCCCAAAAAGGGCTTCCAACTCCCCGTAGTCCATGCAGGCCGCCTTCCGGCCCAGCGACTCAGGAGTGTCTCCCTTCTCGGCGCCCATAGCGCCGGTAAGCCAGGGCATGCACCACGGGGTAGGGGTCTCGAGGTCGGCTTCCTGATCGTAGACTTCGGGGGCCGCGGCGTCATAAGCGGCAAGGAAAGTGTCTACATCCTCGGCTGTATACACAGTGGCGAAGAAGCGGGAGAGCTTCTCCAGCGTGAGGCGCCGGCTGGAGGCGTAGATCGCATGCTGGACGGCCTCAGGGCTGGCGATATAGCAGGCCTTCAGGACATCGGGGAACAGGAACTTGTTCTTCGCGAGGGTGCCGACGTAGGGGCGCAGGGTCTCGAGGGCGTTGAGGATTTCGGCGGTGCGGGTCTCGATGGTGGTGGTAGTCATAGCTTTTTTCTCCTTTTGTGGGGCCCCGTAGAGGGGCCCCCTGTCGTTCGTATATCTAGTCCTCTGTGCTCTCGCTGGCCTCTGCCATGCCGTCTTCGGAGAACTCCCCGACGTGGTAGCGGGTGCCGGGCGTGGTCTCGTATATATCAGCAGACACGTGCTCGGCCTCATAGATGTGGGACTCTGACTCAGGCTCATCTCTCAGGGCGTCGAGTTCGTCGTCGCTCATGCCCCACATGGTGCGGAATGCGTCTCGAATGGCGTCCCAGCCGGTGAATGCGGTGGTGTCGCCGTAGAGGGGGTCGTCAGCGATCAGGATAGTCATGGTCTTTCTCCTTCTTTGTTTTTT